GTTATAACTCTTATGTATCAAATAACCCACGTTGTCAAAATGTCGCAGTTTACTTTGCCAAGCGATCAATCGGAGCATGCTTTTTGCATCGGAGTTTTCATGGGGTTTCAGCACCTCATTGTCTTCGTTATGCTCTCACCCTTTTGGGTGCTCTATTCACTGTGGGGCCGTATTGGCCGCAGGCCTAACGCTGGATTTTATCGTCTAGCGCTGGTTTTTGCTGGCCTTTATTACTCGGCATGGTGGATTGGGGCGCGATTGTACATTTTGCGAGCAGCTCAACAGTCTGTGGACAGGGCTATTGTCGCCGCTGTTGCCGCCATCTAGGCGTGCAGTGGCGGTCTGCCTCCGCCGACAGTTGCACGCTGTAACGTGCACAAACCATGAGGTGACGCGGAAGCCATAGGCTTGTCCAATCAAACTCCCAATGACCATGACACCATCCGAACTCATCACGTGCTTAATAGCTTTTATTGCACTGTTTCTTGGATTCCGGGTGGCGCGATGGTGGTTTTATTGGGTGGTTTGGTACAAATCGGAGCGTGAGACAGAAGTCCTCATCTCGCGTTATGATGCAGAGGCTCAGCCAGATTTGGCTGAAGTTGTTGAGGAAGAGCTTCAGGCTGGTGACGTTGAGTGCACCCCTGAAGGTGATGGAGAGGGCCGTGTTCGGTTCCGACCCCGGAGGGCACAGCGTGTTTCTTTCGCTGTTGCTTACGCCGCTTATTATGAGTTTGGCGCTAGGGAAAGATCCGAGGCAAACCTCTTGATCACCCGCAAGTACATGCGGGATCTTCTTAAGGAGCACAAGAGTCTTAGAGACAGGGATGCGGCTATGATCATTGATAGCGCGCTGTATCTCAGTTTCCTGCCTTCCCCAGCCCTGCGACGCATGAACAGCCTTGACCAGACGGTTACCTTTGAGTACCGGGCTGCGCCGGTTGCGTCGTGGGGGAGTTGGTATTTTCCTTTCGGGGCCGTTGGCCGCCGGAGGCACCAATCTTGTTAGGGGGGCCCCGTCGAGGTGCGTGGGGTGGGATGTGCGCCTAGTTTGGCGCCTGACCATCCTGATTTGCGCGTTACTCATCGGTGGGGAGTGCCAAAAGCCCGTCGTATGGTTAGGGTGTCGGGGATCTCTCCCCCTATGACCATCGTCGGGTTCAACAACGACATCAACACCCTGGAGCGGGCGGTTAAGGAGCGTGTCTTCTACGTTAAAGAGGGAGACGGGTTCGTTACACCACCCAAACCTTTGCCTGGGCATTTCGCGGCGTCACTAGCTTTGACGCGTGAGCTGTTACTCAGACATCTTCCGCGCGTCGCCCCGTTGAGTCGGCTCGATTTTGTCGAGACCTTCCGGGGCTCCAAACGGAAGCTGTATGAGGCTGCACGGATGGACCTCTTGAGGAGGGGGTTCACCTTTCGTGATGCTTGGATTAAGGTTTTCGTCAAGTATGAGAAGACTGATTTTACTCGTAAGACGGATCCAGTGCCACGTGTGATCAGCCCCAGATCCACGAGGTATAACATCGAGGTTGGCCGTTTTCTTCGGCCGCTCGAGGAGAGAATTTTCCGTTCTATTGCCAAGCTGTTTGGCGAGCCAACGGTTTTTAAAGGTATGAATTCGCTTCGTACAGGACGAGAGATGCACGCCAAGTGGTCGCGTTACAAGGACCCGGTTGCTGTTGGTGCTGATGCTTCACGGTTTGATCAGCATGTGTCGGCGGATGCGCTTAGGTGGGAGCACTCCATTTATATGGAGTGCTTCCCCCGGCGACGCCATCGGAGGCTGCTGAGGCGCCTCCTGCTCATGCAGATCAGGAATGTGTGCAGAGGCTATACAGAGGATGGAAAACTCGCATACACCACGGACGGTGGTCGCATGAGCGGGGATATGAACACGTCGTTGGGCAACTGTTTGCTCATGTGTTGCATGTTCCATGCTTATGCCCGCAGTCTGGGTATTAGGATTTCTTTGGCAAACAATGGTGACGATTGTGTCATCATCATGGAGCGTGCTGACTTGCAACGGTTCATGGCTGGTGTGGGGCCCTGGTTTCGTGCCATGGGTTTCAACATGGTCATGGAGCAGCCCTGCTATCAGTTTGAAGAAATCGAGTTTTGCCAAACCAAACCCGTTTGGGTTGGGCCGGGCGTCGACGACTACTTGATGGTGCGCCATCCGAAGTGGGCAGTGGCTAAGGATACCATGTGTGTGCATGGCTGGCAGACTATGGACATGTACCGGGGCTGGCTGCATGCAGTTGGCACCGGTGGCATGGCTATGTCTGGCTGTGTTCCTGTTTTTCAGGAATTCTACATGGCGCTTTTGCGCCATGGAGCTTTCAAGCAAGCCGCATCGGACTCACAGTCCTGGGGAGTTAGACAATTGCAGAAAGGAATGCATCGCGAGTATGGCGAGGTTTTGCCCGCCACTCGCGCTAGTTTCTTTTGGGCTTTTGGAGTAACACCTGATGAACAGTTGGTTTTAGAGGAATTTTATAGAGGTGTAGACATATCGGGTCCCTTGACCTCGGCCGATGTGCAGTTTCAGACACCTATGCCTCTATAAAATGGGGTTGTAACACTTAATTGGCCCAAAACGTCCCGATTTCAGGGTTAAATATTTACGTGCTAAACAGAATGCCGAACGACTGCACGGCGCCGGCCTTCGGGCGTGTTACAATGAACAGTCTCCGCCGAGGTCGGGAATCCCATATTACCTCATGGCTTCACGTAAGAATCGCATTCAAAAACTTCAAATCCGCGCTCGCAGTCGCGGTCGGTCTAGGGGCCGTGAACCTGCCACCCTTGGACAACTGGTCAAGTTTAGTCCCTCTAAGGCGGTTCGGCTCGCCCCCACCGCAGACGCAATGTTTCGTCCTGCTGTTTCCGAGCGCAACACCGGGCTAGGGTTAGACCCCCCACTGTCGCGCGCGACGTTTCGCACACCCGCTAGACGGCCTGCTGGCCGCCGGGGCGGGCAGGTGCCCCTCCCATCACTTGTGTCCGCGTATGTGGATCCGTGGTGTGAGTCGGCACCCAAAGTTAAGTACCCCGACGAGTACCATGGGCTTACTGGGACCTTTGCGGTCCGGCAGGTGTTTCCTGTTTCCACCAATGGTACTGCTGGGCAACTTACGGATTTGAACCAAGTTACAGTTGCCCCCGCCGCCGGTTCTTCTTTGCAGCTCTTTACCCCGGACCCTGCTAATATTATTATTCAGGGGGTGTCGGGGTCTAAGGCAGCTGGGCCTTTTACCGGTGCCAACAACGTGTTCTATTGGCCCAATGGCATCAGTTTCACTAATGCTCCTGGATCAGCAAATGCGTTTGGGCCGTCTTCCGGCGTTATTGGACAGGATTTGACGGCTAGTAATTTGGGCTCTATGCGTCTCCTTTATTCTGGAGCGCGTCTCACTAGCGGTGGTGTTAAGTTCACCTCAACCTTGAACTTTTCCACTGTCAGTGGCACTGTCCATTTTGCCCCTGTTTTCGTCAATATGTCCAGGATGACGACCACGGGTGGTATACCGGGTGGTGGTACCAATCAATCTGCCTTTGAGATGTTGAATGGTTGGCAGTCTGCACTGCCGGCCAATCTCCAGGCTATGGCCACCTTGCCCGGTTACACTCAGTGGCCGCTTAGTGCCTTCGAGAGCGACGAGATGCTCATGATCTTCAAGAATGTTGGTGAGGAAGCCCGACTGTTTAAACCCATTGTTACCCCTTGGGGTATGGATGATAACAATACGGCTAATCCTGCCACTCGCTATGGCGATGCCAATATACCGGATAATTACGGCCATTTGTGCTGTTTGATGTATATCGATGGCGTTACCAGTTCTGCTGGTGGTGCCCTTCCGGCTGGTTCTAACATTGGCGAGATCGAGATTGCACTTAATTATGAATGCCAGCCTCAACCCGACACGGCGGCGTTGTCTAACACTGGCACGCTGGCCAATCAATCGGGTGCACAGTTCATCACCCCCGCTGCGCCGCAC